GAAGGTCAGCCCCTTGCCGTAGTCGGACAGGACGGTCTCCTTGGACACGCCGCGGCCTGCCGCAACGTCCGCGATGAAGGTCGAGTAGATGTGATCCACCATCGCCTGCATGGACGCCCGGCCAGCGTCGGACAGCGGCGCTCCGTCTACCGCGTCGGCCTTGTGCTCGCCCGCGGAGATGATCTCCTCCTTGACCCCCGCCTGCTCATTGGCCTTCGAGTAATCGACGTGAAGCGCATAGACGCCGATGCTGCCTGCGATACCGGAAGGCGTCGACACAACCTCGTCGGCGGCAGAGGCGAGCCAATAGGCCGCGCTCGCCGCGATGCTGTTCACGACCGAGACGATGGGCTTCACGCCTCGCGCCGCCCTGATCTCATTGGCGAGCTCGGTCACTCCGAAGACGGAACCCCCGCCGCTCGAGACGTCGAAGACGATCCCCTTCACCTGAGGGTCGTTCATCGCCGATCGGAACGAAGCCGTCAAGGACGCGATCGAAGTCCCGCCAAACATGGCACCGAAGAAGCTCGGCCGCTGCTCGATGAATCCGGCAATCGGAATGACCGCGATCGTGCCGCCCGAGTCGCGGCCAGACGTCGCCGAAGGGATGCGAGCGTTCACAGCCATGACCTCGGCGACCGCCGCGGAATCCCACCGCGACAGCGCCTTGATCTGCTCCACCGTCTCCCGCGTCGCCGCGTAGATATTCCCGTTGTTCATTCCTCGCCCTCCTTGGACTTCATCACTTCGAGTTTTGCCCCGTCTTGAAGCAAAATCAGTCTGGGCGCGTTATCGCCCCATGCCTTCTGCCACATCTGACGGTACGACTCAATCGTCTCGTATCGGAGTCGACCGGGGAACGAGATAACGTACACCTCCCCCGGCTTCGGGCTCATCACCCGGATCTCTGGAACGCCATCGACGGCGAGCAGCCTGATGTCTGCTACATCTGCCATGAGCCTTACTCCTTCTCCGTTGTTTCGAGGGCCAGCGCAACAAGCCGCCCCGTGTGTTCCGTCCATGTCGTCAACGCCGCCGCGCCACCCTCGGACGCCAGCCGCGACTGCTCCTTGCACCACGCCTCGGCCTGCTCCGGGGTGATGCTCAGGGACTCAACGATGGTCCCCTTGCGCCGCCCGTAGTACGCGCTCACCGCGCGCGCCCACTTCTCGGGATCGCTCGCCGTCGTCTTCGCGATCTCCATCAGCCCCGCCGCCTCCGCCCGGAGAAGATCCCCCGCGATCCATCGGGCGAGTTGCTCGGTCTTGTCGGTCGCCTTCATGCGCTTCGGCTTCGCGGGTTCAGAGTCGGGAGGATCGGTCAAGTCTTCAGCCCCCTTGCTCGGATCGTGATTCGGAGCCTCGCCCATCTGAGCGCCCGGAACAGCCGGGAAGTCGTCGCCGCCTTCGTACGGGTCCATGTCGAGATCAAGCCGGCACTCGTTCGGCCTCTTGACGTGAGAGCGGATCTGGATTTCGTGAATCTGCGCCTGCTCCATGTTTCGGCTGCGCAGCATCGCCGCGTCGTTGAGGCGGACGTACTTCCCGTTCGTGCCCCGCCCGCTGTCCAAGAACACGCGGGCTGCATCCTGCTCGAAATACCGACAGTCGGGGCTTTGGCTCAGCGTGTTGAACGTTCGGAACTGCTCCTCGACTCCGGTGCCCCACGAGGTCTGCTTCTCGATGATCCCGACCATGTACGGAGCGACGCCAGCGAACGTCGCGATCCGCTCTTGCGTAGCCGCGTCAAGCTCAAGGAACTGAGCTTTCTGATGGTCGATCGAAATGGTCTGGACCTTCATGTCCTCCCACAGCACGGGGGTCTTACTGTACCCCTCGCTGCCGCCATAGGCCTCATTGAAGTTCTCGCCCATCGCTTTCGCAACTTCGGCCTTCAGGCGTCCAGGGTGCTGAAGCACGACGGACGACTTGACGCCGCGGCGCATGAACGCGGACGAGTGTGCCTCCGCGCTGATCGCAAGCCCCAGCGTGTTTCTCGCCAGATCGAGCAGACCCTTCCCGAATGCGGCCTTCAGGTGCCACACGTCACGATCGCCCACCAGAATGATCTTCTGCCCATTCTGACGCGTGAGTTCGTAGGTGCGGACCCTGTCGCCTTCTTTCGTGACCTCGCGAATCCGAAGAGGATCAAGCGGGATGAACTGAAGCCCATCCCCGCTAAATACGATCTGGTTGTAAGCGTTGCCCCACAGAAGCAAGTCGATCAGCACGTCTCGGCGCCACTCGATACCGGCCTGAAACGGATTCGGACGATCGAACGCCATCGCGAGCGGATGGTCCGGGATCTCCGTGCGCGTCTTTTCTCCGCGCTGATACACGCCGATCGGCAACTGCGCGAACGACTGCGCACGGATGATGACGCTTCGGTAGAAGACGCCGACCCGCAGCGCGTTGTCCTTTGAGACGTTCGGGCCAGCGGAAGCCGTGAACGAGAACTCCTTGTCGTAGTACCGATCGTCGAGCGGGTTGGCATCCGCCCGCAGACCGAACGACCCTGCGATGCTTCTGATGAGTGAGGTCATGCTTTACTCGCCCCCCTTCGGACTCGGAATAGACGCCTTGATGAACAGAAGCCCCAGGACGATGTAGGCCAAGGGCGGATAGATCAGATGGCAGCCACGCGCCAAAAGGACCGTCCCGACGATCAGAAAAACCGACTCGACTGCATTCATCACCACGCCTCCACCTGTCCGCCGTTCTGGTCGTACCCGGAAACCCCTGAATCGGCTGTCCGCGTCTCCGCTCCGATCGCATCGAGCAGCGCGACGATGCCGTCAATCTTGTCCGCGCTCGCTTCCTTGTCCGGCTTGATGTTCCCCGCGGGGTCCGACTTCGCCGACACGTTCGAGGCCATCCACCGCACGACCGGATTCCCGCCATGCTTCAAGAGTCCGCCCTTGATCCGCCGCTCAAGCTCGCGACAGGCCGGGGACATGTCGACGAACCCCTGGCCGAACTTGACAAGGCGATCTTCTCCGAGCGCGCTCAGCAGATGCGTGATGAGTTGCGAGGCGTTCCAGCGGTCGAAGGCGAGCTTTTCGATGTCGTACCGCTCAAAGTCCTCGAGGACTGCCTTCTCGATGTAGTCGTAGTCGGTGACGTTGCCGGGGGTCGTTTCGATCCACCCGTCCGCGATCGCCTGCGCGAGCCATCCGTCGCCCTTGCGGATTCGCTCGTCCGCCCGGGCTTCGGGAATCCACATCCGCCACTCCGCCGACCACTCGCCGTCGGCGTCCGGCCCCCAGAGCAGGCACCGCGCCGAGAAGTCCGAGGTGGAACCCAGGTCCAAGCCGGCGAAGCATCGTCCCGTCCGAGTGATCTCCCTCGCGCCGCGGTCCCACTCCTCCATCGGGAGCCACCGCGTTGACTGCTCAGTCCAGACGCAGAAGTTCAGTCGCTTGACGATGTTCTCCTTCGAGGGCATCCCCTTTGCCTCGGCCACCTGTTCTCGGAGGTACTTCCACGGCAGGATGGTCCCGAGGCCGGGATTTGCTTTCAACCAGACCTTTTCGTCCGACCATTCGTCCCCCTGGTCAAGCCCGGTCACGTAGGCGAACCACGAGTCATTGGGCGCTGAGCCGTCGAGCACCTGACGCGAGTACTCGTGATGCGCCCAGCAGACCGAGCGCCGGTCGTAGCCGCTGTTGGTGATCTCGAATATCAGGGCGTTCTTTCGCCCCTTCGTACCCGCGCGGATCTTGTCGACCACCAGTGCGGAGGCGTGCTCGTGCAGCTCGTCAACGATGGCGACGTGCACGCGCTTTCCGTCCAGCCCGCGATGCTCCGCAGACACAGGCCGGAAGACGCTGTTCGTGTCCTTGATGAACAGCGATCCCACCTGAACGTCCACCATCGCGGCGAGATCCGGCGAACCCTCCACGATCCGCTTCGCGTCCTTGAAGCAGATCGAGGCCTGGTCCTGTGTCGCGGCCGCGCTGTAGACCTCCGCCGCACCCTCTTCATCAAACACCAGCCCGATGATCCCGAGGCCGGCCGCCATCGGCGTTTTTCCGTTGCCCTTCCCGATCTCCACGTAGGCGGTACGGAAGCGGCGAAGGCCGTCGAGCCCATACCAGCCCATGACAGAACCGACGATGAAGCACTGGAACGGCTGAAGCAGGAACGGCTCGCCGTTGTCCAGCTTGTAGCACTGCTCGAAAATCGCGATGGCCCGCTCCGACTTCTCGCGATCCCATCGAAGATCCTTCCGCTTCATGTCCGCTAGGTGACGGTCGCACGCCTGCCGCACGAAGAGACCGGCGACGACACGTCCCGCCTTCACCTCGCGAGCGTAGGCCGTGGCGCGATCGGGCGGAGTCTTAGCCACGCTTCAGGAACTGCTCCACGTTGTTGAGATTCTTCGGCGGGGCGTCCTTCGCCTTGATCGGGGAATCAGGCACCATCCCGAACGCCCTCATCCACCGGAACAGCTCTCCGGGGTTCGACTTCTCGCCCAGCCGATCCGCAACAATCAGCCCGCACAGCACTTCGAGGCCCGGGCCGTCGTCCTCGCCGACTCTCCCCTTGTTCACCAGTCGCGGCACGATCTCATCCCACACCGCCGCCCGATCCTCGGGCATCCCGTCGCGCTTCACCGGCACGCCAACCGCCGCCACCGTCGCCACGTTCCGAGGCCGCACCCGGGCACGATTCCGACGCGCCTCCTCAAGCGATGCCGGCTTAGGTCCTCTCAATCCCATGTCTTACCTGCTCCCCTGAAACTCGTCCGAAACTCGTCCATGCGTGCAGATGGGCACCAAAGCGGTAACCCGGTCAAACTTTCTAGACTTTCCGATGGGGCGGGGGCCGCCGTCTGCCCCTCCGATGCGCCAGGACGCCCGAGCGCGGCTCATGAGCGCCCCCCCAGGGCTGAGCCCCTTCGATGGTTGCACGCCTTGCACGCGCCTCGCAGGTTGCTTGCCGATGAGCCTCCACCGGGGAGGATGTGGTCCACCTCGGTAGAGGGTGAGCCCGCACAGTGCGTGCGTATGGTGCAGAAGGGGTCTCGGGCAAGAATGCTGGCCCGGTTGCGGCGATACTCGGCGTCGTATCCCCGAAGGGTAGGCGATGGCCTGCTCGTTCCTCCAAAGGCCGGGCGAGCATGGGCAGCGCATCGCCCCCTCTGGACGAGGGCTCGGCAGTTGGGCTGCGCGCAGTAGGTCAGAGCAGACGTGGGCATCAGGCGTCGATCTTGGTCACGTCGATGAA